ACTCAATTAAATGTAATTAGCGATGGCTTAAAGTTATTAGGCTATCCAGATGTGTTAAATTTAGTTGTGGCTTGTTCTTACTTTGCAGATGGTATGGTTGATAGGCAAGATGGAGTAAGTAACGAGCCATTTAGCCAAATATATCAATATAGAAGGGATTTTATGGGTGAGTCTTATTATGATATTATTGGCAAAATAATGACCTCATTTAATTGTAGAATGTTCCAAGCTAATGGAGACTGGTGTATATTCTCAATGAATGAAATGGCAGCTACTACAAATTATTTTACTAAATATAATATTCTAGCAACTCCTACAATAACAAGTAGTGGTGTTCTAAGTAATACAGTTAACATAGTCCCTTATGCAGATGGCAATGTGCATTTTATAAATAATAGTCAAGTAAAACTATTAAAGAAAGGGTTTTACAATATACAAGGGAGAGGTGCTTATGAATCAGCTTTAAACTATTGCGACAATGCAGATTTAAAGTTAAATGCTTTCCCAACTAATACTGCAACTGGGTTTGTTTTAGGTGCGACAGGAGATTCAACTGCTACAATAGTACCAGATACGGCAGGTCAATTTGATGCAGTTTCTTTAGTAAGAAATACAAGTGGCTTAGCTAGTATAGAGAATGGTAATTTAGCTGCTCCTAATTATTTCCTTCCTTATATAGGCGAAGTTCCTTTTAAGTTAAGTTTTGAACATATAACTTCAACAGGTGCTAAATTGCAAATTACACTTAATACATCTGGAGGACTTAGATATTTAGATACTAATGGGCAATGGCAAACTACTTTACAAAATATTACAATAGACCCATCTGAAAATTCTACAACATTTACTAGAGACATTCCACCATATATTGTATCAAGTGTTGCAATTTTTGGATATTTAAAGTTTAAGATTATATGTGATGCATCAGGTCAAGCATCTTTAGTTCAAAACTTTATTATACAAAGAGGAGATAGTGAAGTTAAGTTTATTGAGGCAAACTTTGTGGCTGATAATACAATACAATCTACTTTAAAAGTATTTGAGCAACCCTATGGGAATAACTATCCTACTACTTATAATTATTCATCTAATAAAGGAGTATTATGTGCTTCAGATGGTACATTCTTAAAGGATTGGTATTCTTCTTGCCCTAGTGGTAATCCTTTAGGAGCAGTAGATTTAATTGTATTTATGACTTATCAAAACATAAGAAACCTTAATAAGAACGTAGCAACAGTAGAATGTGATTTAGGAGAACATACTAGCAGTGGGGCATTTGTCTATTTAGATAAAGTATTTACTACAACGGACACAGTTACAGGAAACTTGTCTTATACTGGTAAGAAATTCATAATGAATAGAGTAAGCCAAAATGCTTATGTAAACGAATTAAATTCGGTTCAATTAATTGAGGTTAGCGTTGCTGAAATAACGGCATTTATTATTCCAAATTACATTACAGATACAGGTCAACTAGGTCCATTTTGGATAGCACAATTTAATATTAATATAGTTTAACTTTGCAATATGGCAGATAAAGTACAAGGTAATAATATGATTCTCTATTGGCAAAATCCCAATGGACAATTCTATCTAAATGGTGGCATATCACAAGGCACAATAGGTGGTAATTCTTACTATGAATTAAGTTCTACTGAAAATGTAGCAAGTAGTGCCAACTTTGTTGCAACAGGAGATAATATAATAGCTAGGTTTATTACAGATGTAAATAAGCCTAATTTGACTACTATCCCTGCTGGAACTTGGAATTTTAGTTCTTATGTATCTATAACAACAAATTTGACAGGTAGTCCAGCATTTTATTATATAGTATATAAATATGATGGAACAACCTTTACATCTTTGGCAAGTAGTACTGCAACGACCTTAACATCAACATCAATAACATTATATAATACTTCTATAAGTTTTCCTGAAACAGCATTATCTGCAAGTGATAGAATAGTTGTTATGGTCTACCCTCAAAATGTAAGTACTAGAAATATTACTTTTTATACACAAGGAAATAATGTAGCTAGTGTAGTAACTACAATGCCAACTGATATTCCCTTTGCTTGTTCAACAAATTGTTCTTTCTCGGTTAATGTAGACCAAAAAGAAGTAACATCTCAAACGAGTGCTTGGTATCGTGAATTTAAGAACGACATAGCTAATTGGAGTGTGAATTGCGATGGATTAATAACATTAGAAAACTATGGTTATTTATACTTATTGCAAACGCAACAAAATAGAACACAAATAGCAATTAAATTTGCTATTGACAATGGAGTAGATGGATTGGTAATTATAGGTGGGAATTGTAATCTTACGAGTTTACAAATCAATGCTCCTTATAAGGATATAGGTACTTATTCAGTAGGTTTACAAGGTTCAGGTGCTTATACAACTTCAGGAGTATCAATAAATCAAAATGGCGAGATAGTAACAACAAGTGGTCAAGTGTATATGAAATCTTCAACGGCAGCAGGTGGAGAAACTACTATTACTTATGCAGATATGATAGGAAAGATTTGTCTAGGCTTTACAAGAGGTGGTGTAGAGGTAAGAGAGATACTTACAACAGGAACTCCTACCAACGACCAGATTAAGTTTACAAGTGCAAGTGGTGTAGTTACTTTTGGAAGGGCATTAGAGGCTGATGAATTTATTAGAGGAATATTTCAATAATTAATATGAGTAATCAATTACAAATAACAGGAGAAGCGAAAATAAGGGATTTACAAGGACCAGTGGTTTCAAATTCTGGAGTGATTTCTGCTTTAGATGGAGATGCTTCTCAATATGTACGAGGAGATGGTACTTTAGCTGATTTTCCTACATCAACAGGTGGAGGTAGTTCGGTTTCTTATTATCTTAATACAAGTGTAAGTCAAGGTACAATAGGTGGGGTTGCTTATAAACAATTAAGTAAAGTTCCTATTAGTGGTGCTGGAACTGATGTTACTATTTCGGCTAATGGTTACATAGCAAGTTATTTAACTGATGCTAATGACCCTGCTTTATTAGAAGTACCTGCTGGAAACTTTAATTGTGAGTTTTATTTTAGTGTAAACTCTAATGCTCACAATCCTTATGTTTATGCAGAACTTTACAAGTATGATGGAACAACTTTTACTTTATTAGGGTCTAATCAAGCTATACCAGAATATTTAACTAATGGAACTACATTAAGTGCTTATTATTTTGCTATTCCTGTTGCTACTTCGGTTTTAACAATAACGGATAGAATAGCAGTTAGAATATATGTAAATGTAGATGGTAGAACTGTTACTTTACATACTGAAAATAATCATTTGTGTCAAGTAGTTACGACCTTTTCTAAGGGTTTGACTACATTAAATAGTTTAACAAGACAAGTACAATTCTTTCAAACAGGCACAAGTGGAACTGATTTTGCAATATCTTCAAGCGTAGCTACTCATACTTTTAACTTGCCTGTGGCTTCGGCTTCAAATACTGGTAAGTTGAGTTCTACCGATTGGAGTACATTCAATGGCAAAGTTCCTTATACAGGAGCAACTGCAAATGTAGATTTAGGACTATTTTCTCTTAAAGCAAATGGTATATTAGCATACGGAAATGGAACTGCTGGTGGTATAGTATCTTTTACACAAACTGGAACTTTAGCTGGTGTAGCTACTGGTGCTGCTTCAATTGGTTCTGTATCTGCTGGTAAGTTAAATATTTATTTTGGTGATGCAGGTTTAGAAGCAGTTATTTTAGATAACTCTTTATTGACTGCTGATAGAACATATAATTTTCCTAACGCAAGTGGAACTTTAGCTATTTTAGAAGCATCTATACAAGTATTTAGTGGTACTGTACAAGTACAAGGTCAATTTAATACTGTATATGGTATTTCAATGCAAAAAGGAAGTACCCCTACTTCATTTAGCTTTGGTGATGTTTATATCTATGCTGCAAGTGGAACTGCAAATATTTTAAAAATTGCAAATAATACATATACATCTACTTTAAGTTTCCCTACAAGCAATCAAACTTATACATACCCAGCAGCAGATGGTACTTTAGCTTTAACAAGCAATCTTAGTTCTTATGTTCCTTATACAGGAGCAACTGCTAATGTAAACTTAGGAATTTATCAAATAATTTCAAATGGTGGTGATTTTAGAGCACAAGGTGCTAATAATCCAATAGGTCTTATATTAAGTTCTGATTATGTAGTTATATCTAATCCTAAAACTATATATACATCTTATGGTCAATCAACTATATTAGGAGGACACGAATTTAGAAGTGTTAATGGTAGTGGTACAGGTTCAATTACTTCGTTTTACTTAAATCCTTCAGGAGCAGCTACATTTTATTATTCTGTTACTGCTAATTCAATTATAAAAAGTGGTGGCACAAGTTCACAATATTTAATGGCTGATGGTAGTATATCTACATTAACAAATCCAATTACAGGCACAGGTACTACAAATTATGTATCTAAATTTACTGCAAGTGGAACTATAGGAGATACTGTAATCTATGATAATGGAACTAATGTTACTATTGGAGGAACTGCATCGTTAAATAAATTAACTGTTCAAGGAGGAACATTTACTTTAAATACACCAAGTAGTTATGCTTTAGGAGTTGCTAATGGTGGTGGTGGTAATGATTTAACATTAGGAACTTCAACAACTTATGGTGCTATTCAAACTTGGTCAGAAAAGCCATTAGTCATACAAGGTCAAGGTAATAATGTATTAATTGGAACAACAACTAATAGTACATTTAAATTAGATGTAAGTGGTACTTTCAGAGTAAGTGGTGTAGCTACATTTGGTTCAACATTAAGTAATGGAACTTTTACTTATACATTACCAAGTGCAACTGGTACTTTAGCTTTAACAAGTGCTTTAAGCGATTACTTACCTTTAATAGGTGGAAGTTTAACAGGTAATTTATTTGGTACAGGAGGTAGTTTTACTGGTGGAATTACAAGTTATGGAGGGATAAACTTAAATGGTTATACCAATTCAACTGGAGCTAATTTTGTTGAAATAGGTACTACAAGTACATCTTACATTATAGCTGCAATAAATAGAACAACTGGTAATTATAATTATCCTTTATCTATTGATGCTCAAAAGCTAATTATAAATAGCACAAGTGGAGGGGATGTAGCTATAGGAATAGGTAGTCCTAGTAGTAGATTGCACATTAAACAATCTACAAGTAGTCAAGGTTTGTATGTTGAATCACAATCAAATGATTCTCAATTTAGATTTGCAATAGTAGGAACAACTGAATCTAGGATAACATCAACTTATATTTCTACAGGTTCATATTTACCAATAACATTCGTTACAAGTGATGTAGAAAGAATGCGTATTAGTGCTGCAGGTATTGTAACAACGCCTTATCAAGTATCTTTTAAAGCATATTTAACAAGTAATCCAACTCTTACAAAATCTTCTTGGAATATATTGCCTTATACTGGTGAAGATTATGATACTCAAGGAAATTTTAGTACATCAACTTATAAATTTACTGCTCCTGTTGCTGGGAAATATTTATTTACTGCAAATTTAAATATTTATGGTTTAGATGATACTGCACAACTGACTGCTGCTTTTGTTTTAAATTCTAGTTCATATCTTTATATTTATAATTTTGCAAATTTACCCACAGGGAATACAGGAGATACAAATATTTCTGGAAGTAATATTTTTAATTTATCGGCAGGTAATACTGTTGATTTTCGTGTTTATACAGATGGAAGTGGAAGTTTTTTTGCTTCAGGAGGAATAACTTATGGTTCATTTTCAGGACACTTATTAGGGTAAAATAAAAAAATAATATGGTAAATTATAAATGGGTTATAAAATGGTTAGATTGTATTCCGCAAGAAGGAGCAATGTTAGATGTAGTAACACTTGTGCATTGGATAAGATATGCACAACAAGATGAAATAGAAGTTACAAATTATGGAGCAATGAAGTGTGCAACTCCAAGTGAAACAGATTTTACTGTTTATCCTGATTTGACTTATGAGCAAGTTTGTGGTTGGTTAGAAAATGGATTAGATGTGGCTGCTATAGACTTAAGTTTAGAACAACAAATAGCAAACATAATTAACCCTCCTATTGTATCTCCTCCTTTACCTTTTACTAATCCATAATTATAACGGAATAATCTTATATTTGTAAAAAATCAATATTATGATAACAATTAACAACGACCAAATCAAAGATTTAGAAGCATTTATCAACACTATCCCAACTGCTTATGGCTTACCATTATTGCAGTTCTTAGGTAAATTGAATGCAGAACAAAATCCTCCAATAGAGGAAGCAAAAGAAGTATAATGACTCCACATAGCAATCAAGCCGACTTTGGAATGGTACTGAGTATCACAAGTGCTGCAATAAGCATTGCAAGTATTCAACCTCTTGTAACATTCTTTGGTAGTTTGGTTGCTATTGCATCTGGACTTTTTGCCATTAGATATTATTGGAAAGCAGCAAAAAAGTTTAAGTAATGAGAGACATTGTAATTACTTTAGTGATTGCAGTAGTTCTTATCTTCATCTTTAACGGAAGGTACAACGGAAACGAACCTACAATAGTAACGCATACCGATACTATTTATAAGCACGACATAACGAAGAAATATATTAAAG